AAGCAACTCATGCGTGGCGATTCGACGACGCGAGCCAATTATTTCGAGAAGCTCAATCGAATGGGCGTGCTTTCAGCGAATCAAGTTGCCGTTGAGGAGGGCTACCCGACGTTCGACGGGGGCAACCGACACCTCGTGCAACTCAACCTGACAGACTCGGCGGAGCCAACCGGCGACGCCGCCGGAGACGCCTCCAGTGCCAACTAAGCAACGATACGAGCGGCGGCTCGACGCGGCCGACTTTCGGCTTCGATCCGAGTCGGAAGACAAGCCGGTGATTGTCGAGGGCTACGCGGCCAAATTCGACGAATGGACGACTTTGTCCAAATACTCTGATGTCGAGGTCCGCGAGATTATTCGGTCGGGCGCCTTTAAAAACGCGATCGCCGAGGCCCAAGACGTCCGCGCGTTGATCGACCACAACCCGTCGCTCCTGCTGGGCCGAACCCAAGCCGGCACGCTGGAATTGTCCGAGGACGAGGTCGGCCTGTTCTTCCGGCTCACGTTGGCCAAAACCCAAGCCGCCCAAGACCTTGTGGAAAATCTCAGGCTCGGCAACCTAAGCCAGTGCAGCTTCGCCTTCTCTCCCCGCTCCAATGGGGAAATCGTCACGACCCGGCAAGCCGACGGCCTTGTCGTCACCGAATGCGAGCTGATCGACGTGGACTTATACGACATCAGCATCGTAGCTTACCCAGCCTACCCCAACACCACCGTCTCGGTCGCCAATCGGAGCCGGGATCTTATCGCCAGGGCCGGAAAGTCCGCGCCCAAGACTCCTTCCGGCCGCAAGGCCAAGACCCGCAAGGCCGCCGCCCTCAAGGTGGTCGACCACTTCCTTAAGAGGAATCAATAACCGTGGATGAGAAAGAGATCGAACTGATCGAGAAGCTCGACGAGATCATGGAGGAGGTCCGCAAGCTCCGCGAGGGGCTGGACGACGACAAGGAAGACCGCGAGGGCGACCCCGAAGACGAGAACGGCGAAGCCCGCGAGGACGAGCCCACCGAAGAGGAGGTTCTCGCCAAGATCGACGAACTACTCGAAGACTACGAGTCGACCGAGAAGCGGCTCAAGAAGCTGCAAGCCCGGTCCGCTCGATTCGCCGCCATCCATACCCGTCACGCCGAACGGGCCAACACCAACGACCGAGTCGGAGCCCCGATTATGCCCAATACCGATCGGGTCAATACCCGCAACGGCCGTCACGTCTACAACATCAATAAGGCTCTGGCCGAGTACCACGCCCAGCGAAACGGCGAAGGCAAGCTCACGGGCCTTGAGGCTGAAACGCAGGCTGAATTCCGCAAGCGGCGTCCCGCGAGCCGTGGCCTGATCCTGCCCTTTTCCGCCCCGGTCAAGAGTCGCGCGTTGGATATGACCACCGGCGCTGGCGCGATCACCGAAGAGGTCTACCCGACGATTATCGATGTGCTCCGCAACCGCTTGGTTTTGGCCAAGTTGGGCGCTCCGGTCTTCGAGTTCGACAGCCCCACGAAGTTGCCCAAGGCTTCGGAGGCGACCGCCTATTGGGGCCGAACCGCTCCGACCAAGTCGTCTCCCGGACTTGCCGGACTGTCCTTCACGCCCTATCAGGTTGGCGCCCGCGTGACGATCGACCGCGGAATGTTGCTGTACAGCCAGGTTGATTCTCAGGGCTTCGTCGTCAATCAGCTTACGAATGTTATTGCTCAGGCCATCCAGACCGCGGCCTTCCACGGCACCGGCGAAGGCGACAATATGCCCCTGGGGCTCTTTGGCTACACCAGCACCGACGTGAACGTGGTCGCCCTGGGGACCAACGGAGCGGCTCTTGACCGGGCGAAGTTGCTGCAACTCGTCGCCGCCTCGGACGCCTCGAACGCCAGCGACGCGACCCAAGCCTTCGTCTCTTCGAGTAAGGTCTTCGGCAAGTTGGAGGGAACCGTCGTTGAAAGCGGCTTCCCCACCTTCCTCTATGAACCCGTCTCTAAGACGATTCTCGGTCGACCGGCCGCTGCCACCAACAGTATCCGCGATGATCTGACCAAGGGGACGTCTGAAGATAAGTGCTCGGCGATTGCCTTCGGGGCCTGGGAGGAGATGGCCTTGGCCGTCTTCGGCGGTGGCCTTGAGGTTCTTTTTGATGATATCTCGGGGCAGGACGGATCGGTCACGGTCACGGTCCTTTCCGATGCTGATATCCAATTGCTGCACGGGAAGGCCTTTTCCATTGCGACCGATGTTTTGACCTCCTAAACGCTTCGTGTGGAGCAGGGGGTGGTATGAAGCCGCCCTCGCTTCGCCGCTCCACGAGGAACAACCTATGCACCTTCGATTTATCCGACAAATTCTAATCGCCGACCGCACTTACGGCGTGGGCGAGACGGCCGTTTTCAATGACGACGACTTGCGAGCCAAAGCCCTTATCCACCAAGGGGTTGCGGTCCCGGTCGAAGAAGTCCGCGAAGCCACGGCGTATGTAGTCAAGCAGGCTCGGCGAGCCACAAAGCGGGGGAAGCAACGTGAGGCTATAGACAATAACACCCCCGGCTGAGGAGCCGATCAGCATTGAAGAGGCGAAATCATGGGCTCGGATGCATCTAGACATCAGTGATGATGATGGAATTATCGAGTCGCTGATTGTAGCCGCCCGCGAGGTGCTCGAAGCGAAGTTGGCCCGGCGGTTCGTCGAAGCTACGCTCCGCGAGACGAGAACCATCCCGGCCGATGGCCGAATTAAACTACTGAGGGCGCCCGTCGCCGAGATCCTCAGCGTGGAGGTTGACGGCGAGCCACTTGCCGATCTTCCCCCGCTCCAAGGCGAAGCCACGATTGAGATTACGCCCCCTGGGGCAACGGTCGTCATCGAGTACGTCGCTGGATACGGCCCTTCGTCCGACCAAGTGCCGGATGCCGCGAAAACGGCTATTCGCATGTTGACCGCCCACTGGTATACCCGCCGAACGCCCACCAGTCGAGACGCCCAAAACAGCGTGCCAATCCACATTGATGCCCTCTGTGATTCGCTTCGTTGGGGAGGGGGCATTCCGCGATGAGCATTGAACCGGGGGAAATGCAAACGCGAGTGGTCTACCAGACCCAAGCCTCCGAAGTAGACGCCGTTGGCCAGCCGCTAAAAACATGGTCCGACGTGTTCACCTGTTGGGCCGCGGTTCGACCTCTGAGCGCCAAGGAACTGTACTACGGCCAATCGACCCGAAGCGAAACCACGCATCGGATTGCGATCCGCTGGCGTCCCGGCGTAAGCCCCAAGGGCCGATTTGTCCTCGCCAACAACCGCGATCGGGTCTTCAAGATTTTTAGCGTCGTGAATACGGACGAGGCCCGCGAGGAACTCGTGATTCTGGCCGCGGAGGCAAGTTGATGTTCGGATCACTTGGCCTATTCGGCGGCCTGGGCGGCGAGGGTGGCGTCGGGGGCTGGCCCGAGTCCATTCGCGCAAGCCTCTACAACTGGCTCGCCAATGACGCCGATGTCGCTTCGCTTGTCGACGATCGCATCCATCCGGGAGGCCTCCCACAAGACCCCGTCTATCCGTGCATCAGCGTGGTGGTGGCTGGCCGCTTCGACACCCAAGACTTCGACGGCACGACTGACCTTTCGACAATCCGCGTGCGAATCTCGGCATGGTCCCCCCGCCTCATAGACGCCGAACGACTCGCTAACGCAATACGAGCCACAATCCTCCAATCTCCCCCGCTCCAAGTTGGCGACGTTCGCATCGCAAACGCGAGCCTCGAAAACGAATTTGACCTGCCTGAGAAGCCCCAATCCGGCGACGACGAATACCTCCACCAAGTTATCGGCGATTATCGAATCTGGTTCCGAGCGAACCCATAAGGAAAAATACAAATGTCCACTCAGTTGACCAAGGGCGTGACGCTGTCGGTTGATAAGACTGGCACCGGCGGCAGCTTGACCAAGCTTATCCAGATTACCAGTATTGACGGGCCGGGGGCCTCCGCTGATTCCATCGAGGTCACGGACTACGATTCGACGACTCGCGAGTTTCGGGCCGGTTTGTCCGATCCGGGCGAGTTCACGTTCGAGTTCAATCTTGATCCCGTGGACACCGAACAGCGTTGGCTTATGGGACTTGCGGCGGCCGGAACGACCCACGACTTCCAAATTTCGATCCCCACCAGCCCCAAGAAAACCCTGATCTCATTCGCAGGTTTCGCCACGGCGGCCTCTCCCGGCTTTGGCGATCCCGGCGAGGTGATCACGGGCTCGGCCACGATCAAGGTTACGGGCGCGGTGACTTGGTCCACGGAGGCTTAAGCGATGGCCAAGCAATCCCCGAAAGACGCCTTTTTCGCGGCGGCGCCCAAGCCCAAGACGGCGACCGTGAATCTCGCGGGCCAGAGCGTGACGATTCGTGAGATGAACGTCGGCGAGCGACTCGAATTCGAGGCCGCCGCCGCCGGCAAGCCATCGGGTGAAGTCGCGTTGCTCGCGGTTATCGCAAGTGTTGTTGACGACGATGGCGACCTAACCTTTGACGCCTCCGATATCGACAGGCTCAAGCAACTGCCCCCGGATTACCTCCTGCCCGTGATGGAGGCCGTGCTTAAGATAAACGCCCTGACCGACGACGACGTGGGCGATCTTGCAAAAAACTGAAAAGCCAGCCAACTCGGCGATTCCTCTTCAGGCTCGCGGTCGCCCTCGGCAAAACAGTCGGAGAACTGGAGCGGGGGATGTCCTCACGCGAGCTTTCCGAGTGGCTGGCCTTCGCTCAACTCGACCCCCTCCCCGATCCCCATCTCTCAGCCGGGCTAATCGCTCATACAGTGGCCGCCGCTAATTGGAGCGGGAAGGGCTCGCGTCCCAAGTTGGAGGACTACATCCCGCGAGGCCGTTACGCCAACCAGGCGATCGACGCCGACGACGCGGCCGAGCGGCTCATTCAGCAATTCGGGGCAATCCCCAAGGGGTGATCCATGCCTGTGTCTGTAAAGTTCGACGTGCGGAAGCTCAATAAGAAGCTCAAGCAACTCGAATCGAAGATTGAAAAGAAGATCGTTCGTCAAGCCCTTCGGGCCGGGGCCAGGGTTGTCGCCAAAGAGGCCAAGCAACTGGCCCCCGTCGACACGGGCGAACTGAAGTCCAAGATCAAGGTCTGGGCTCTTAAGCGGTCCCGAAAGAAGATTGGCGTGCTCGTGGGCACCTCGGCCAAAGAGTATACGGGCGACCAGTTTTACGCGGCCTTCATTGAGTATGGCACGAAGGACCAGCCCGCGAAGCCCTTTCTGGGACCGGCCGCCGAAGCCAAGGGGCCGGAAGCCGCGGCCGTCGTGGAGAAGACGCTGGCCGAGGGCATCGAGCGGGAAATCGCCAAACTGAGGGGCAGTTGACATGGGCCTGATTTCATCCGTCGCCATGCTCTTTTCGAGCGACACGAGCCAGATGAGCAAGGGCTTTAAGTCGGCTGAGTCCGGCTTGGGCTCGTTCGCGTCGTCGGTCATGAGCACCTCGAACACGCTCAAGACGGCGTTCGCCGCGGCGGTTGGCGGAGCGGGCGTCTATGGCCTTGTCCAACTAGCTAAGGCCGGGGCCGAGGTCGAAGACAAGATCGCCCGGATGAGGGGAACATTCGGCGACGCCTCCGGCGACTTCGAGGCTTTCGCCGACAAGATGGGCCGCGCCTTCGGCGCTTCGCGGACGGAAATCTTCGAGGCGGCCACGGGCTTCGGCAACGCCTTGAAGGGGATGGGCGCGACCCAAGGGGAGGCCGCACAGTACAGCGAGGCGTTCACCCGACTCGCCAACGATATGTCGACCGCCTTCGGTGGCGATGTTCAGAGCAATCTCAACACCCTGCAATCGGCGATCGCCGGCAACGTCGAATCACTGCAACAATTCGGCGTCCAAATCGAGGCGTGGGAGGTCAGCGAGAAGGCGTATTCGATGGGGCTCGCCGACGCTTCGGGCAACCTCAGTGAGTTCGCCAAGATGCAGGCGTCCGCGGCTCTCGTCACCGAGCGAATGAGCGACGTGTTCGGGGCCGCTTCCGCCGACGCCGAAGGTTCGGCCGCTCAGATGGCCAGTTTCAGCGGCCAAGTTCAGAATCTCGTCGAGACGTTTCAGGCGAAACTAGCTCCAATAATTGCCCCGATCTTCGGCCAACTTTCCGAGGGCATCATCTACGTTACCGAGGTCTGGGATTCGTGGTCGGCGACGATTCAATCCTGGTTCGGCGACTCGATGGGCGCTTTGGAGGGGTTCGGGGGCGGGATCAGCATCGTGGAGGTCGGCATCGGGGCTCTGGCCAACGCCTGGCAGTGGGTTGACGTCGCGTTCAAGGCCACGCAATCGCTTATCACCTCTGGACTTGCGGCGATGGTCAAGGGCCTCGGCTGGGTCGTTAAGGCCGTTGATAAGGTGCTCATCGCGGTCGGGCTCTCCGAAACTGGCCTCTCGGGATTCTTCGAGAATTGGTCGTCGGAACTGGACGCCAAGGCGACCGAGGCGGCGGATCGCTTGCGAGACGCCTGGAACGCGCCCTACGCGAGTGATTCGGTCAGCGAGCAATTCGCCAAGATCCGCAAAGAGACCGACGCCCTTCGGGCCGAACTCGCTCAGAAGCCCATCCTCCCCGCTCCAAGACTTGATGATAAGGACCGCCCCCAACAGGCCAAGCTTTTCGGCGAGGCTCTAGCCGCGGGAAGCTCGGGAGCGGCGACGGCCATCCTCACGGCCCGATTCGGCCCCCGCGGCGATACGGTTGCGGCGAACACCAAGCGCTCGGCGGACCTCGCGGCCCAACAACTTGACGTTCAGCGGGCCACACTGACAGCTATTGGCGGCATTGGCAGCCTCGCGGCGGCGGCGATCTAAGGGAGCGTTCCATGTCGGTTCTGCAAGTTAAGGCCATGAAAAACGGCGTCAGACACAACGCCAGTGTCGACGGCCGCAATTATCAGGTGACGCTCCGCGCCGATGTCGAATCCGTCGCCGATGGACCGATTGCCGTGCGTGATTTTCTGGCGAGCAACTTCGGCCTCGTGGCCGGTGCAACCTGGCGATGGCCGCTGGGTGGGACGGCCACCGAAACCGATCTTGGCTCCTTCCTTCAGGGCGTGGATATCTCGCACCTCGATAACGACGGCCTCTCCTATCGCGTCGTGCTCGATTACAAACCCCTTGATCCCAGCGTCACGCCCGGCACCAGTCTCAACGCTTGGATCATGACCCCGTGGGACGCCCCGCCGACGCTCAAGTGGTCGTCCGAGGAAGTCGAGTGGGCGATCACGCACGACAGAACGGGCAAGGAAATCTTGAACGGCGCGGGAGACCCCTACGACCCGCCGATCCTCGATTCGATCACGGTCCCAATCGCGACCGTCTCGCGGGTTGAGAAGGCGTTTGATCCTGACTGGATCTTGGTCTACAAAAATCGCCTCAACGATGACGTGTGGCTGGGATGGCCCGCCGAATCCGTGCTTTGTCGAGACATAAGCGGAGACCGATTTTACGACCCCGATTGGGGCTGGCTGTGGAATGTGACGTATGTCTATGGGTTTAAGCCCGAGATCAAGGCCGACGACGACACGGTAATCCAGGCGGGCTGGGATGCCTATATCTTAAACAGCGGTATACGCGAGTTGCGGGATGGAAAACTCCGGCCCATCATCCTCGGAAACGCCCCCACGTCCTCCCCGCTCCCATTGACTGAGGACGGCGAATACGACCCCGATGGCTCGCCAAACTATCTGAGGTTCAAGGTCAAATTGACTGTGGATTTCGACGACTTCGGCATGCCGAGCAATCTCTTCAGTGCGAGCACCCCGTAATGGCCAAGCAACGCCCCAATCTATACGGCATCACGAGTGATCAGGCCCGACGAATCCGCCGAGCTTGCGAGCGTGTTGAGGGGACGCCCCCCGGCCGG